GTCTGAATTTACCGCAATTTCGGCTGTTGTAATGGTAAACCTTTGAAATTTCAATAAACTGCCGTTTATTTCGGTGATTTTATCATCCAAGGCTTTCCCTTGCCGTGCATCCAACCCAAATCCGGCTTCTGTGGTTGTAAGATTGTTGATTAAGTTTGCTGCTGGAAATGCTCCATTGATTTTCTCTTTTAAGGTATCAGCCAACTTTATAACGTTGTTGACCTGGTCCATCGTAAGCGTTGTGCCATCAACGTTAACTTTAAGCGTTCCATCTTCTGCAACTGTAAGTCCGTCTGCCGGTTTTACATTTCCGGCATCCTCTTTCGTTGCAATCGCACCAGCACCGCCCACGATAGACTTAGACCAATACTCTGTATTGCTCGTTGCCGTTCCTGCTGGAACTTCCTTTTTTGCGAAATAAAGCGTATTGTTATAAGTCACTGCATCCAATCTCTTATATGTAGCATTTGCGCTCCAATCACCTTTTGGCACAATTGCTACTCTTCCTGCTATAGCCATTTAAGCCACCTCCCAATTCAAATTTCCGTCATCATCAACGGTAAACACATCTGCTGTGTTATCTGTATAGATCAGCTCGCCGTCCTCATTCACATCAAATGTTGCCAGATGAGCTTTTTTATCAATGTTATCGCTGTATTCCTTGGCCTTATCCGCATACTCTTTGGATAGATTAGCTTGTACCGTGGATTCCTTTTCTGACGCATCCGCAGCGGATGCTGATGCTTTCGCTTTTTCGGCTTCAACTTTAACATCTGCCAAGAAGTTCGGCTGCAGCATATCTTCCGTAATGGAACCATTCTTTACGATAGCTTTGATTTTGCCGTCTGTAATCTCAAATGCGATCGTATCGGAATCAAGAAATTCATATTCTGTAATCAGCGCAGACAAATCAACATTCTGCGTGGTGCCATCATCAAGTGTGATAATTAACTGCTGCGACTGCGGATCATATGTAAAGTTTACGGCCAGCTTTTCCAACTTAGTATCAATGACTGCTTTGGAACCGTTCATTTTCACAACAGTGATCGTTCCCTTGGATTCATCCCACAGAATTTCTTTCACAAGCTCATTTGCCTTTGTCAGATCGACCTTCGCCGCATCCATAGCAACCACACGATCATCCAGATTGTCAATCGCCAAGTCCATCTTATTAAGATTGGATTCATTTACCGCTGTTTTTTCACTTGGAAAATTCTCCCAGTTGATACGACTATATATTTTCTGCATGGCTCACACTCCTTTCTAACACGGATAGTCTGCGTTCCAGATCTTCGTTTTTCTGTTGCAAAAGTTCGATTTCTTTCTGCTGCATCTGGATCATCTGTATGTGCATTGCATGAAGATTTTCCTTGTCAATTTTCCATGTCTTTGAATCTCCATGAATTGCTTTTTCATCCTCTTCGGCATTTTCTTTTAGTACAAGTCCGCTATCGGACAATCCGGCATCCTGCAAAATCTTCTCTAAATCCTGCGCAATTAAACCAAACTGTAAGCCTGTGTGTTGCGTGATGTATCCGGGTTTCCATGTATATTCAACCGGGCACATTGCCATATATACACTTTTAATATCCCTTAAGGATTGTATATTGTCTTTTAACCTTCTATCGGAACTAGGAATAGAAATCAAAAGACCCTCGATATCCAAGGTACTTTCCCTTGAACCAAAATCAGACACTTTATTAAAGTGTCTAGGCGAATACTTGGTTGTAGAGCTATCATTAAGTGTATAGTCTACGTCTGTAAAATACCCACTTGGCAATTCGCTTTTGGTTGCGTAGTCGCTCAGCGAATTGTCAACATAACTTTCTGTCGCCAAGTTTTCCCCGTTTGCGTCAGTAACAGATGACAAGTCCAACATAACATTCTGCAATAGCGCATTATTTCTTCCGTCATGCCCTAATATCTCTATCCCGGATGCCTCGCCACTGTCAAAAAGCAGAGAGTCTATTATATGTACTCGTCCAAGAGCGTCCAGCTCGAAATTGTTACACTCTACAATCAATCTATTTCCGCGCAACACAATTTGGTCGGCACTGGCATTAATCATCGAAATAACTTGGTCGTTCTCGTCTCTGCCTAACTTCAATTCCAACGATGCGTCTAATTGCCCTTCTGCCTTTTGTGCACGATTGACTTCTGCGGAAATGCTATTTGCGGTCTGCTCAAATTTAGAGCTTGTCTGTTGCTCTAAATCCTCATACGTTGATTGCATATGATCGGCGGTTTCTTCCAGTGCATGTGTTCGTCTTTTTATCGACTCCACCATTTCTCGCGTGGTTTGGTTTTGCGCGGTATGTTTTTCTGTTCCTGTAGATACAATCGAGTCACGCTTGCTTTGCACACCAGTAAGGGTTCGCTGCAGAATATAAGACTCCACAATCTCCCGGCTCGTATTAAACCGGATTGGATCTCCCAACTCTAAACACGGATTTCCAACACACTCGCTGCTCTTTATCGGGGTGTATGCTGCCTGTGCAATTACCGGCAGCAGATTATTCGCAATCTGCTTCATTTCAGCCCCAGTCTTGTCGCTTATAAGGAAGTTGCCGGAAATAACATAATTGTTTCCAGATGTTCCCACAATAGCCCCGGCAGTAGAATCATCTGCCCGGATCTCCAACTGTGTTATTGCTTGGCTTTGGAACGCTTCATAATCAAATGTGATATAGTGTCCGTTCATGCTTTCAGTGTTTGCATCCGATGGAAAGAGATCTTCCCGTGGGTACAGATCTTCTGCCGGATACAGTGCAGATGTAATCGCCTTTAAAATCACATACTCAAATCTACCGCCTCTCCCGATATTTCCAAATGCCCCGTTGATCTCACAAATCGCTTCGATGATTGTCTTGCCGCTTATCGTAGCTTCTGCGGTCACGCTGGAATCATCGGACTGTGTAGTTACCAGCGTTTTGTTTACCGTCATGGAATCGTTGACAAGGCTTGTCTCTTTCTGTTCGATGCCGAGGTGTGCAAAAAAACTGTCACGAAATGCTTTCAAGGTCATTGGGAAAGATAAACCGTCATACCAACTTTTTACATCAGCATTGATTATGTCATACATGGCATCATAGGCAACGACCTGCCGCTTGGTACGATCAGCGGTCGGGGTATCAGACTGTACCGTATATGTGCCATACACAAACGGATCATTCTCATTCCCTTCCAGAGTTTCCGTCACACGTAGCTTCATGCCTTTTGTGGCAATTGGTACCTCACGTCCGGTAAAAGAAATCTGGTTCGGCAGGCAAGAACCGAATTTCAGTTCCGTGCCGTCATTCAGAGTTTCGGTCAATGTGTCCTGCTCTCTCATGGAGTTGTCAATCACATGCTTTGTTCCGATTACTTCTATATTTAATTGTTTGTCTATGGAACTCTCATAATAGAGCTGCTTATTTTTGCCGCTTATCATAAAATATTCCCTCCATATCCAATAAAAGCTATTCGCCAGCCGTCATATTCAATCTTCTTTTCGTCTGCATATGCAATAATCGGTGTAACATCAGGAACATAGCAATACATTGTTACATATTTCATAATTTCAGGACACCAGGCAGTTACCAGACATTTCTTTTCCCTGCGCTGTTCCACATATTGTTTATTTATGTTGCTCATAAATGTATTAAATTTCTTTTCGTTCATGGCAGGTGTCTGCCACTCTGCCTTAAGTACCTGGTTCTTTAATGCCGTTCTGTGCAGTTCTCCATTATCATCATTGTACGTATCCTTATCCTGCCCCAACAGAGGAGATTGAAATGTACTGGCCAGTATACAGTCAAACGGCACTGTATAATTTCCGACTCTAATCAAATAGCCACCGTATCCCATTCAATCCACCTCCTAAAATTCAAATGCTGGGTTTCCGGTTGCCCGGTAGTATTCATTGGCTTTTTGCTGCGTCACACGGAAGATTCCATTCGGATCTCCTTCCACTTTAAACAGAACATTTACATTCTGGTTTCCGGTTGCCATTACGGATCGTACCGCACGCGCAACTCCATCCGATACAGATGCCACAATCTGGTCATTGTTCATAACGGACGTATGTCCTGCAATTGTTCCGACAAGCTCCGGTCCTGCTTCACGCGCGATAAAAAGCTGTCCTGCTGGTGCGTTCTCGGTTCCGACTGCATAATGTGCTATGTTATGCCACATACCACCGGTATAGATTCCACCGCCAGCTTTCTTGGATGTTTTTTTCTTCGATGAAGAATTATCATTTCCAATTCCAAGCCAGTTCTTAAAACTGCTCCATCCATCTTTTATCAACTGGATTCCAACTTTTACCGTGGTTCCCACAAAGCTGTTTATTGATTTCCAACCGCTCTTATATAATTTCACGGCTACTTTATCCAACTTTCCTACATACTTATTTAAGGTAGTCCAGCCATCTTTTTTCAGTCCAAAGCCTTTTTTACCAA